GTTATTTTGGTAACGAAGTTGGAATATCAAACCCCAATGGTTGGAAATACTGGCACCGTATTGTAAAAAATAATCTACAACACGACGAAATTATACCTCGCCCTGGAGACAGGTGGCAACAATTTAATAAAAAATTAGATCCTTGGAAAAAGGGCGGCCGAAAAATATTACTAGCACTTCCTGACGAAAAACCCTGTAAGTTTTACAATATTGATCTAGAACAATGGACTGCTGAAACTATAGAAACAATTAAAAAATATACAGACAGACCCATAGAAATACGTGCTAGGGCTAAATTAAGAACAGACAGAACAATCAGTAATACACTAAAACAAGCATTAGATAATGATGTATTTGCCTTGGTTACATTTAATTCTAATGCGGCAACAGAAGCCGTAATGTACGGATTTCCAGCATTTACACTAGCACCGTGTAGTGCAGCCAAACCTGTAACTTCTCAAGATCTTACCCAAATTGAAAACCCTTATTATCCAGATCAGGATAAAATATATGCATGGGCCTGCCATTTAGCCTATGGCCAATTCCATGTTGACGAACTAGTTTCTGGCCGAGCCAAATCTATGTTAGAAGAAATTTAAAGAGAACACTATGAAAATTTTTGTCGGTTACGATTCTAGAGAACAGATCGCATATGACGTATGCGAATACAGTATTTTAAAACATAATAACAATGTACAGGTGATTCCTTTAAAGCAAGATGAGCTACGGGCGCAGAACTTATATTGGAGAGATGTAGATCCGTTATCAAGCACAGAATTCACTTTTACTAGATTTTTAGTTCCACACTTATGTGATTACGAGGGGTGGGCAATCTTTGTTGATTGTGACTTTTTGTTTGAATGTAATATAGACGAAATAGTTGCTCATGCTGATGATAGGTATGCTGTAATGGTTGTTAAACACGATTACACACCTCCCGAAGGTGACAAAATGGATGGAAAACGACAACTACCTTATCCAAGAAAAAATTGGAGCTCGATGATTTTATGGAATTGTGCGCACCCTAACAATAAAAAACTTACTCCTGATTTAGTTAATACTGAAACCGGTCAGTTCCTACATAGATTCACTTGGTTGAAAGATGAAATGATTGGCGAATTAAGTCATGTTTATAATTGGTTGGTAAATCATTATCATGAGCCTGAAGATGGAAAGCCTAAAGCAATACACTATACAGAAGGCGGTCCTTGGTTTGATAATTACAAACATTGCGAATACGGCTATCATTGGGAAAAAGCAAGATTAGAATTAGCCGATCAAAAAGTATCTTTACCACCTCCTGGACCGTTTGATAATATACCTCCTAGTATCAAACAAATTTTTAAAGATATCTTAAAGTATAGAGTTGACCCTAACGGAGAAATATACCAGGCTAAATTTGATAACATAGTTGAGGAAATAAAAATGCTAGATAACAACAATGCAGTGGCCGTTGACGGCGGGCGAGACCCTAATGACGGCAAAGGTGTGGGTTGGGATCCTTATATGGAATCTTTTATTCTAGGTTGCGGCGGTCAAATCACAAATTATGATAAAGTAGAAAATATTATGACACCTGTGGTATTCAGGGGTATTACTAAACACAAGCACATGAAAGCCTGTTTAGAAAACGGCAGAGATTTTTACTACATCGATACTGGATATTTTGGCAATGTTCGTAAAAAATTCTATCATAGAATTACCAAAAACGCCATGCAAAATATAGGGCCTGTTATCTATAGACCGCATGATAGATTAGAATTAACAGGGTGGCGCCCAACAAAATTTAGAAAAGGTCGCAACATTTTGTTATGCCCTCCTAGTGCAAAAGCCATGAGTGCATTTGGTTTAGACCTAGATAAATGGATGGAAGAAACAATAGCAACTATTAAGAAACACACAGATCGCCCTATTGTAATTAGAAAAAAAGTAAGTCGTAGAGAAAGAACTTCTACAGATACAATGGAAATGGCATTATCTCAAAATGTACATTGCCTAGTTACATTTAACAGTATTGCCGCTACTGAAGCGTTATTACTTGGAAAGCCGGCTTTTGCACTAGGGCCAAATGCTGCTCATGCTGTATGTTCTAATGATCTAACTAAAATAGAAACTCCTTATATTCCTAGTTTAGATGAAGTAACTGAGTGGGCAGCACACTTGGCCTATTGTCAATTCAGTGAAGCTGAGATGAGAGATGGAACAGCATGGAGAATCCTCAATGACATAAAGGATGACAATGCTTGATGTTGTTGTTTATCTAAGTTCACTACACAAACAAACTCCTGGTAGAAAAGTTGATACACTAACAGCATTTGCTGAAGGTGCAAAATCGCAAGGAGCAAGTGTACACATCGAAACAACTTACTCATTAAAGCCAGCAAAATTAGCTGTTATACTCGGCTGGCCTAGTCCTATTCAAACCACTGAAAATATTAAATTACGTGCTAAAATTGTAGAACAACAACGAGCACAAAACAATCATGTCATGGCCATTGACGCTAATTGTTTTAAATTTAAGGATTTAGAAAGTAAGTATCTAAGATACAGTATCAACGGAGTTAATTACGACTCTAGTCAATATGCAAATAAAAATTCCGATACATCTAGATGGAATATTTTATCGAATGATATTGGATTATCCATGCAAGATTGGAAATCCAACGGCGAATATATTTTATTTTTAGTTCAACGTGACGGTGGATGGTCTATGAAAGGGCTCAGTCCGGTCGATTGGACTAGACAAAAAATAGAAGCTATTAGAAATGTTTCTAATCTTCCTATAGTGCTTAGACCACATCCCGGAAAAGTAGCTGACCTAAGACCATTTGTACGTCCGGGAATTACCATCAGTGACAGTACTAGAACTCCAATTGAAGCTGACCTACGTCGAGCCAAAGCTGCATTCGTTTTTAACAGTAGCAGTGGAGTTGCAAGTATTTTATCTGGAGTACCGTTATGGGTAGACGACAGTGGAAGCGTATGTTGGGATGTTGCTAATAAGAACATTAGTAGCATTAACAATCCAGAACTGTTTGATCGAAGCCAGTGGATTAACGATTTAGCAGCTTGTCATTGGACTGACGAAGAAAGTCGTCAAGGACTTATCTACAAACAGTTCTTGCCCTACTTAACGTAGTTTATTAATTGCAGTATCTAATGCATCATTAATATGTTGTATTGGAAACACTGAAAATAATTTATCAACATTCATAACACAATTAGATCTTGGGGCAACTGTTGCTGCTTTGAATTCTTCTTTTGTAAACCATTCTTTTTCTAATCCAAGTTTGTCAGCAACCTGTTTAGTAGTAGCAGAACCAGGATTACATACATTGTAAATCCCACCAGGGGGTTTATTTAACGCAAAGTATACAGCCACTCGTGCTACATCAACTACGTAACTAAATGAGTTTTCATAGTCAATTAATTTTTGATAGTTTGATAATTTTGTAAAAATATTCTTAGGCTCATGCTCGTCGCCAAAGGGCATACGAATTCTCAACAAATATGACTTATCAAGATACGGCGACATTAGTGTTTGGAATAATGCTTTTGATCCGCTGTAAAAAGATCCGTTATTAAAATCAAAGTTGGGAGCGTCTTCTTCAGTCCATCCACCGGGTTTGTAGCCTGTGTATACACATCCACTGGTGATATGTACAATAGGAGTGAAAGGATTTGCTGCTTCTAATTGCAAAGGAAATACTACATTTCCGTCGATAGTTTCTTGTTTGTATTGTTCACAGGCATCAACATTCGGAGATCCTGTGTAACCGGCAGCATTGATAATTGCTGTTGTGCCGTCGGGAACAGTCTGACGATGAGAAATCCATTCGTGATGAATATTTTGTTGTTCTAATTCTTTTTTGATATGTCTACCAACATACCCGTGACCGATTAATGTAATCATTTTTCGTCTCTTGGTTTTATTAATTCTGTTGAATACTGTGGCAAGGCTTTAGCAGTATCTTTTTCTTTGGCATTTTCTAATTTTGCAGTTCGTTCTCTAAGCTCGCTAGATGAATAGATATGTCCACGTTTGTGATAGTGCAATTCAATACCGTTGTTCATGCAGTATTGTTTGCCGGTAAAATCTCTATTGAGATATTCCTCACTTAAAAATCTAATATGAATTGTCTGTGTTTGTAATAATTGTAAAAGATCAAATTCTGTTTCGTAAATTAAAATTTCATCAACGTACTTACATGCTTGAAGTTGAACATATCGTTCATAGGCACTTTGTACTGGTTTATTTTTAATTCCAGGACGATCGATAGTGGGATCAATCTGTAGTGCAACTATGAGATAGTCGCATAATTCTTTTTCCATTTTTAACATAGTTACATGACCTGCATGTAGCAGATCAAAACTACTGCAATTAAATCCTACTTTCATCTTTAACATATCCTTTGTTTAACGGGTACCAGTTATTCCCTGGAGTGTTTGAATTTCTAAACCACCAATATAAATTAGATCCTTGCCAATCTTTAAATTGTTCTTTGTACCATTCGATAGTACGATCATATGATACATATTTAGAATCATACATACGTTTTTTACTTTTTACCGGCTCTGCAGGATCAAATAACCCAATGAAACAAAACTTTGTTGGGTAGCTCATTAATAGATTTTTAAGCCATTCCATATCCGCATCTGGAATACTACCGAGTACCTGTGTACAGATTACAGCATCAAACTTTGTGCCTTCGGGTGGTAATTGATCGATACCTTCTACACAAGGATCGTATAAAAATACGCTGTCGGCATTAATCCTTGTTTTAAAATTCATAGGCTCAGTAGCACCGCCTTCGTCGAGTCCGTAAGATACTTCATCGGTATATTGGCGTCCTTTACCACAACCATAATCAAGTACAGTCTTGGCATTATATTTGTCCATCAAATATCTAATTTGATTGTGATAGTTTTTGCAATCGCTTCCTCTCCAGATTTCCGGATTATTTTTTTGAAATTGTCGACCTAATTCTACACTTTGTAAGTAATATTCACTTGGCATTAAAAACTCCTAATGGTATCTGCATTATTCTTTACCCAATCTTGCGCAACAGGCGATTTAAGATATTGACTACACCAATCCCAGTATATCTGCCAATTGTCGCACTCTGAGTATTCTTTTCTGAGAATGTATATTTGAGTGCTGACTTTTTTAGCAATTGCTGATTCAGTTAAAATTAAATTATATGTTTTATTCCCACTTTTATCTTTAACGCTGCTTTTTAACATTTCTATAATTGTATCTGTATCAGCTACTTTGTCCTTTCTTGCAACTATTACAAAGTCTGTAACTTTATGCCCATGGATTGTTCTTGCGTCTTCTCTTTTATGAATTGCAGAATAGTCATTCATAAAATCAATACCCATGAAAACAATATCAGACTCGCCCGCAATCACATTATCAATTTCTTTACAAATTATATCTATAGATGTACGAGTAAAATATGCATCGGATCTAACTTTAATAAAAATTTCTTCATTAACTTGATTCTTTGCTTTTAAAAAATCGTAAACCTGTACCTTACCACTTTGATCAAACGGGCAGTTAGGATCGGCAGAATCTCTATAATAATCATATACAGTTATACCGTATCTTTTGTTTAATGTGTCATATAACTTTTTATGATTTGCTTTTGCTGTATTATAAAATCGTTTAAGACCTATTTGAATTATTCCGATTGCCATGACCACCAATTTCCTATTGTAATTTCTTTTTCGCCCCAACCTTGTTGTAATCTCCACCAGTTTACAGCATCTTGCATAGGGTGCGGATATATTAAATTCTTCTTGCCCATTTTTGCTTTATCATCTGCGATATAACTTTGAATGTAATCTTTACAGACTTCATTGTCTGTGGGATAATCAGTATAGGTTTTTCTCACCAACCATATTTGACAAAGAATCCTAAAAGGTTTTGAATACTGAACTCTTATAGTAGACTCCGCATCATCACTAACATAGTCAATGGGAATTATATATCTAAACATTTTATTCCCGCTTCTTCTTTTATTAGGTACTACTTTGTTTACATTTTCTATGCACAGATCAAAAGGAACTAGTTTATCTCTTTTTGCTAAGATGACAAAATCCTGTATAGTCTTGTCTGCATCCATGTGTACATTTGATTTGTCATGTATTGCACCCGCGTTTTGATTAATCCAATCACTGCCAAAGTAAAAGATATCTCCATTGCCTGCAACTAATTCTTTAATCTCATTACAAATTGTTTCTATTGAAGATTCAGTAAACCATAAATCTGTACGAACACGCATAATATAAGGTTCGTCGGTTCTTTGTACGCCTCTTAAAAAATCCCAAAGTTGTACAGCACCACCTTGGCCTCTTCTATAGGCATTATCGTGATCTATTTGTTCAGGAGGATCGTAGGGACAGACTCCTCTTTCGGGATCATCCCTTGTAAAAAAATACACTTTGATAGGTATTATTTTTTCAATCTCTTTAAATAATTTTTTATGATTTGCGTAGGTGATTCTAGTATTGTGCCTTACATCACCAGTATAAAAAATAGCCAACATTACAAATAATCTCCTAGGGTCTCATGGTCACGTTTAATATTCACAGCAATAGCCCTTGGGAAAGGATTAGCTTCATTGTAGTCGTTTATTAGTATTCTTTTGGTATTCGGTAACCCAGATATTAATTGAAAATTTTCAAATCCAAGACCGGTCAACATTTGACGAGTTCTTTCTTCTATATGCTTAGGTCTTGCTGTAGTAAAAATAACAACACTACCATTATCTATCATCTCTTTAATACGTTGTATGTTTTTTGTAAGAGGCTCTGGATCTTCAAAGTATGAATGTCTAGGCTGTGCTTTTACTAAAGTTCCGTCTATGTCACAGAATATAACAGCTTTGTCATTGTATTCGAACCACTCCTCAGCCGTACCAACATCTACATAATTTTCAACTAGACTTTCTTTGAATATATGATTATTGTTTAGGCATTCTTCAATGATATGGCTAACAAATATTTCTTTAACATGTGCATCAGTTAATTTTTCAAAAGCATTAATAAACATATCTGCACTTTCAAACTTATAGCCACCGACACAAAACTTATCAGACACAACTTGTTTTTCTATAATAGAATTAATAATTCCTTGATCGTTGGTAATTACAAAACTCTTCGATCCTAGACGTTTTAAAATTTCGTGGTCTTTTATATTCGATACACAAACATAGTTTCCTTCTTGATAATCATGTTCAAAGAAACTATCACAGTCTTTAATTAAAATTTCTTCAGCAGGGTCTAAATTGATTTTTCTAAGAATTTGATAAACTGTATCAGCAGGACCAGCAGTTTTATTATCTAATACCACTATTGATATTTGATCACCGTATTCTTGTTCGGCATACTTTCCTACATGATATTTGTCTTCGTGTTCTTTTAACACGCCTATGGTAATATGATGTTTACCGATAAAAGGAGCAATTGATTTTTCAAACATCATTTTACCTGTAAAATCAGTTAATGTATATTTAGGTCGCATGTTAGGGAATCTGGTCGATAACCCTGCCGCAGGCATTATTATTTCCATAATTTATTAATCCAGTCTAAAAGGAATTGTCTTTCAAATGTTTCAGGTTTTGAGTATCTATAAACACGTAATAGCATCATTATTAATAGATAGTTGTTATCTGCTTCCGGAAATCGTTTTAATATTTCCTGTTGAATGTGCTTGGTCTTAACATCTAACATAGTATTATCTCTACGAGTAAACCACCCGCATTCTAAGTCTTGTCGCAATTTTGCAATGTCAAATATATGAGAATCGTATTCAGTTGTTTGACAGTCTATTAATAAAAATCCTCTATCTTCAGAATAAAGGATATTTTCTAATGTAAGGTCTCCGTGATATTCTGTACAAGGAAGCATCTTAGGTAATTTATCTAACAGTTCTTCTTTGGTAAATGGCATTTCTGAAAGATCAATAGCATTTAATTTATCTATATAAACCTGTGTGTAGTCTTTGACTGTTGATAATTCAGACAACGATTCTAAAAAATTGACTAGGAATTGTAAAAGTTTTTCGTAATGATGAGTTTTTAAATATGTTTTAATATCTAAACTGTGTATGTATTCCATGTCAAAATTATTTTTAGAATAACCGTAAATTTTAGGCAACGGGTATTTTTCTGAAAGGGCATACATACGTTCAACGTTACGTTGAACGCTTCCAGATTTTCTTACAAACAACATATCGTGTTTTTTCATTAACAATATTTGCGTGCCTGAAAAACCATGCAGTTCTTTAACAATACGAGCAGCCATTACTTATACGCAACTACTCTACTATCAATAGGACTCTTACCATGCAGATTATTTTGTATTTCTATTCTACTAAATCCTGCTTCTAAGAATATTTTACTCATGCTGTCTGCACTATATCCCCATTTATGTAACATAGTTGGATCGGGATATCTTACGCTGTCTCCATAGATTCCAGCAATAGTTCTTTTTAATAATCTCTTATCATGTGTCCAAAAACAATCAGGATTCTTTACAACTTCTTGGCACATCTTGAGTAGGTCTGGCCATTCCATTGCTACAAATCCGCCGGGCTTACATATTCTGTGAAATTCTTTATACATAGGCAGAATGTATTGTCTACTAATATGTTCGACTACATGTACAGTTAATATTTCATCAACACAGTTGTCGGGCATTGGAAAAGTCTTGGTAATATCATGCACAGTAACATTAGGATCGTGCGCCATATAGTCACCGTCGATATTAATATATCCATCAAAATATCTGTTGCCGCAACCAAGATGCAATCTTACTTTTTGTCCGCTGTTTATTAATTCATTTACTTTTTCATTAAGCATTTTTAGTTCCAAACATATTAATCATCGAATAAGGAAGATATTTTTTCATAGAGCCATCTTCGCGTGTTTCAATAAAGGCTCTTCGTCGATCAAAGTCGCTGTCTTTCTCTACAAACTCTATACTATCAGACAGTTCAGATGAATATGCAAATTTGTCCCATTGAAATTCTGGAAATAAGAATTCAATGGCTTTAAAACTGTACCTGTAGTAATCATCCGGGTATTTATGGTATTTCCAAACCCAAGGACTGTTGACGTATAACTTTCCACCGGGTCTAACTAAATTAGATAAGACCTTGGCCATTAGCCATGGTGTTGGAGTATGTTCAAGTACACTACAACAAATAACTAGATCAAAATAATTTTTAGGTAAAGGGTTATCTTCCTTGGTTAAATCGCAGACAACATTAACACCGGCACCTTCTTCTAGATCAACACCGACATATTCTACATCTGTGTAATTTTCTCTAAATTCAGATACACTAACAATTTTACTACCTATTTCAAGAACAGGACCGTTAGCTTTAGGGTATACTGTTTTTAAATAAACTATATCGTTAGGACTACCCATATTACATACCTAATTGATGTTTAACTTCTTCGATAAATTTCTTAGATAACACTCGTGCAGAATAGTTTTCTTCGGTATATTTTTGACCTTGGCGAATCCTTTCTAAAGTTTCTTCAGGATGCGCTAATGCCCATTTGATTCCTTCAATATAATCAGCTTGCCAAGTATATGGTGCAAATTCTTCATAGCTAGCCAATGCAGTTGTGATAACAAATTTACCAGACATTAAACTATCAATTAATCTATTTGCGCTTTTGGTATCTGTGCGAGGGTTGTCTGTTTGTACTGGCATTAACACAATATCACATTCTGCCAGTAACTGCCCTTGCCGTTCCCAGGTCCATTCTTGCATATCTAGTTTACTAAAATTAATTCCACTGATTTGCCCTTTGGATTGTCTAAGACTCATCTTGTTGATTAGTCTATCTGTTTTAGCACTTATCATTGTGTACTTGTAATTGCCAATTTCTTTTTCTAATCTCTGCCAAATTTCCACAACAGGCAAGAATTTAAAACTTGATTGACTACCAAACCAAAATAATTTAATTTCTTTGCCTGGATTAAATGTTGGTTTAAGTTTAGGACGTTCAAACGGGTCTGGCATGACAATACTGTCTCGGCCAGTATGATGTTTGGTACTAATGCCCATTTGCACACTGTTAACAGATACCAAGTCCGCTAACTGACAACAAGGTTCATATTCTTCTTTTTCTTCAAATTTATTATCGCATAGATCGTAGATGGTTTTTGCACCTAGATCTTTGGCTTTTTGAATGCTACTAGGTTGACTGCGTTTTAAAAATATTACAATGGTGTTAGAATCAACATCGGCCCAATCAGTTAATATTTTAGCATCATACCCTTGGTCTAATAATGCCTGACAGGTAACTTCGCCACGTAGGCGATGACTGGCACGTTTTGGTTTATATGCATCGCTGAAAAATCTTATTTTTATTTTGTCCATTTAAGCACCCAGTCTTTATTAAATTGTTCTACTACCTGATAACCCCAACCTTCTAAAATTTTAATTGCTGGAGTTTCACTCATGTCGTTTTGATACTCGTGTTTTTGTTGTTCAATAACTAGCACAGGTTTATTCTGTTCGATGGTTTTCATAGCACCAGCAAGAATTTCACCTTCAAATCCCTCAACATCAATCTTAATCATGTCTACGTTTGTCAGATTAAAACTGTCTAAAGTTTTTAATGGGATTGTTCCTTTTCCTATTGATGATTGATCAATATGTGTATGTCCGGTATTACCTTGAACAATGTTCATTTCGATAAAACTTTCTGCACGACCTAATGCCATTTGATACATGGTATAATTAGATCCTTGAACATTCTTTTTAAAGCATTCAATAAACTCAATTACTGGTTCAAATGCAATAACGTGATCAAATGACTTGACAAGATCGCAGGCCCATAGACCAACATTTGCTCCAATATCAATACAAACTCTTTTTTGATCACAAGCAGCAACAGCGGCATCTCTTGCCCTGTATTGATACCTAGTAACTCCATCTTTTCTTAGACTTTTTTCTAACATCCTTGGAAAATGATCGTCGTATTCGGGAAACCAAAAACCATGTGATTGTTTCATTAAATTTTACTCCAGTATTCTTCAGTGCGTTTGACCTTTAAGTCAATGGGTTTGCTATGTCCCATGGTTTTTCTATCATCACCTTTTAAGTGATCAAGATATGCACCCCATTCACAGTTAATTAACGGATGTCCTTCGCCTGTGATTAGGTGGCTACTCCAATCTAATTCATTTAACGGCATAGATTTCCTAACTTCGTCAAATACAAAACTATCATGCCATTCTGCCATGGTAAAAATACCTTGCTCGGCGTTGTCGTAGACCCATTGAAATTTTCTTAGGAAATCTTGGACAACTGAACTACGTAAATTCATTGCATACAATCCGCATTCTGTATATTTGCCTTTTCTTCCTAAGAAACATAGATCTTTATCTGCAGGAATCAAGCGTTGCAATGTTGCCATGGTAATAGGACTGTGACAAACCATGTCGGCATCCATCCATATTAAAATATCTGCATCGGTATTTTTAGCGGCATCAAAAATAGCATAAACTTTGTGAGAAAATCTCACAGCATGCCACTTGAAACCTTTGCCTGCATCTTTTCTTTTGGACCTAATAGGATCATCCATGACATTGCCATTGGCCTTCGGTACATTTTTCCACTTTTCTTTAAATGCCATTAACTCTGCTACTTCTTCGAGTCGTTTTAGTGTTACATGGTCGTGATTTTTGATAGCAGGATTACAAAGTTCGGGATAGATATGCAAAGTAATCTCTACAGGCCAGTTCTCACAGAAACTATCTATCATTCGTTGGGCATATTTTTTTAAACCTTCTTCGTGAAAGGTTGTTACTACAGCTATTTTCATTTTCTTATGACTTTCCAAATTTGGTATGGCTCAATTATAGTTATCTGTTCATAGTGGATGCGTTTAAATAAATCATAGTAGTCTCTATTAATAGGATATGCTTGATTTAAAAAAATCACAGGTGAACACTTACGACTCAGCGGCACTAAAAACTGCAAAACGTTATTATCAAAGCCTTGATTAATGAACACCACATGAATGTCATTTAATTCATTGAAAAATCCAATATCTGTTATGGGGATAATATTTTTTACCTTAGGTGCTGGCACAGCATCAACATAAAAAATTGTATTCATGCCTTCTATTAGATCATTTAGGTAAGCAGATTCGTTCCCAATTAAAATTGCATTGGATGTGGATTTTCCACAGGTTTTTAGGACACGTTTTATAAACTTTGACATAGGTTTGAATTAAATACTCAGTTATTTATTGCATATGAAATTCAAACTTTACAGAAACTATGGGGCATTAAACAGTCCTCCAATCTTCGATGCCTTTGAAAAAGGTGTCAAAGTCCTTGGCCACGAAATTGTGGACGATCATGAAGATGTTGTGGTAATTTGGTCGGTTTTATGGCATGGACGAATGGCCGCTAATCAACAGATTTACAATCAATGTATAAAAAATAAAAAACCTGTTATTGTAATTGAAGTAGGAAATCTCAAAAGAGGAGTGACTTGGAGGATCTGTCTGGATCATATCAATGGTCTTGGAGTTTTTGGAAATATTGAAAATTTAGACTCCATGAGACCACAAAAATTGGGTATTTTACTCCAGCAACCAAATATGCAACGACGTGGGGAAATACTGATAGCCACCCAACATTCCAAAAGCCTTCAGTGGGAAGGTCTACCTAGTATGGAACAATGGGTTAGAGAAACCGTAGTCAAAATTAAAAAGTATACCAGTCGAAGAATTGTGGTTAGACCCCATCCTAGGTCAATTTTGCGTGAAAAATTTGTGGATGCTGTACTTGATGTTCCAAGAAAGATCGAAAACAGTTACGACGAGTATGACATTGATTATGGATATCACTGTGTTATCAATCACAACAGTGGTCCGGCAGTGCAGGCCGCAATTCATGGAACGCCTCTGATCTGTGACCAGTCAAGTTTGGCGTTTCCGATGAGTGAAAAATGGGAAAATTTAGAAAACCCACAATTGCCAGATCGCGAAGAATGGTTTCTAAAACTCTGCCATACCGAATGGACTGTAGATGAAATTGCACAGGGTATACCACTCAGCCGTCTTGAAAATCACCTTGAAGAAAAACTGAAAAAAATCAGTTGATTTTCTGATTTTTAGGTGCTATACTGTATAGATGCTAAAATCACGATATGTCGAAGATCTGTTTCTTGAGTTCATGGACCTATGCGATAATAAAAATATCGAGCTCCAACATCAGGATCAATCAGCCGCAAATAGTTTTTATGTTGTAATATCAACTGCTGGCCAGCTGACTAAAAATCAGGCAAATTTTCTCATAAAAATCCTTCAAAAATACAAGCTCTACGCAAAAATGGCAGGACTTGATTTTGAAGATGTATTAGTAAATCCTGTCTGGAAGAATAGTTTTAGACAGTTAGATCTCACAAAAAAAATCTTTGTTGAAAAAGATGAGCATGGGGAAATGTGGATCTGTGTTAAGTTTCCTTTTGCCTTAAAAGAGGTATTTGAGAAAGAAATTTCACCGGTTACCAAAGACTACAGTTCTAGCATGTGGGATGCCGAAAGAAAAATTCGTCGACTGAAATTTTATAATTTTAACCTTATTGAAATATTTGAGTTCGCCACTAAGCATAACTTTGACGTTGATGATACGTTCATGATTGCTCTAGGTGAAGTTGAAGAAATATGGCAAAATGAGGAAGAAATTGCCCCTTACTGTATCAGGCACTTTGGTGCCACAGTGGATCTTTGTAATGCCAGCGAAGAGGTAGTTCAATGGTGGGAAGAGCATAGAATCTGTAATCAGGGCCACGATCTGTTAACGGCCAAGGCCATGGGCTATCCCCTTAAAGAAACCCCAGAAAATCTAGTAGAAAAGATTGCTAGCTCTACTGCTACACAGTTTTGGTTAAAAAGTCTAAATCAGTTTTTTGAAATACAGAAGTCTGTCAACGGCGTTGTTGCTGTTATTTTAAACAAGGGCGATGCTTCGCAGTCCTGGGTTAAAGAGTTTTGTATAGAAGCCGAACGAAATCAGATGGATACCACAGAAATCCGTGTTTGTTTTAGACTAGACAAAGACGAGGATCGAGGATTTAATCAATGGGTCAAAGACAGTGGCTATGGTGGGAAAGTCGAAGGCGGCAAGATTTTTATATTTCAAAATAAGCCGCCTAAGTGGTTGTTTTCTGAGAACATAGATGTTAAAATAATACTAACAAATAGTTTATATCCAGTGCCAAGTACTACAACACAGTCTTGGATGGATACACATACCTGCGTATGTTTCGTGGGAGACATCAAAGCATCACACGTTAAGGAAAAGAAAATTGTCGAGTTGTAAGCTCATTATTAGAGATGAAGTCAACATTAAGATTGAAGGTCTTGCTGTAGAAACAAGACGTAAAATTGTCAACAAATTAAAGTTTGACTTACCTTACGCACGACACATGCCTGCATATAAATTAGGCCGCTGGGATGGTACTAAAACTTATTTTGGTATTGGTGGTACAGGATATCTTGCACATCTAGATGTTATATTGCCCATCATAGAAGACAGCGGTTATGAAATTGACATAGAAGATCTACGTGTTCATAGCAAGTTAGAATTTACAGCAGTCACGGAAAATTACTGGGCAGACAAAGGCAAGACATGGCCTAAGGGACACCCAGAAGCAGGCAAACCTATTATTCTACGCGACTATCAATACGATGTAGTCAATAAGTTTTTAGAAACTCCACAGGCATTACAAGAGGTAGCAACCGGTGCAGGTAAAACAATTACCACCGCTACACTTAGTCATCTTTGCGAACCTTTTGGTCGCACTATGGTCATTGTTCCTAACAAATCATTGGTAGTGCAAACCGAAGAAGATTACAAAAATCTAGGGCTTGACGTTGGTGTATACTTTGGAGATAGAAAAGAATTAAACCGTACACACACTATATGTACATGGCAGAGTCTTAATATCTTAGACAAGAAAAGTCACGATGATGCCACACTATCTTTGGCAGAATTCTGTGAGGGCGTTGCTGCAATTATTGTTGACGAAGTTCACCAGGCCAAGGCTGAAGTGTTGACAAAACTCCTTACACAAAATTTTAACCACTGTGCAATACGTTGGGGATTGACTGGAACTATACCTAAGGAGGCTTGGGAATTCCAAGGCATTCTTGCCAGCATTGGCCCAGTTATTAATCAAGTAACTGCACATGATCTACAACAGAAAGATGTATTAGCACAACTTAACATTAATATTCTTCAAACAACTGATGTTCAAGTATTCCGTAGTTTTCAAGACGAGTACAGCTTTTTGGTAACGGATCCAATTAGACTAGGATGGATCGCTGGTAAGATAAAAGATTTTAGTCTTACTGGAAATACCTTGGTGTTAATCAACAGAATTGACACAGGAAATAAGTTAATTGAATTAATTCCTGAAGCTGTGTTTGTCAGCGGAGGCATGAAACTTACAGAAAGAAAAGAAGAGTATGACGAAATTAAAACTAGTGATGGCAAGATTATTGTGGCGACTTATGGTGTGGCCGCTGTGGGTATTAATATCCCCCGTATTTTTAATCTGGTTCTTATTGAGCCCGGAAAGAGCTTTGTTCGAGTTATACAAAGCATTGGCCGAGGTATTCGAAAAGCCGAAGACAAGGACCACGTTGAGATCTGGGATATCACATCTGCCTGCAAGTACGCCAAGCGCCATCTCACTGAGAGGAAGAAATATTATAAGGAAGCGAAATATCCGTTCGCAGTCACAAAGGTCACTATATGAAAATACTCACATTGAATAACACAGCATTTGATCTAAACGATCTACCAGACGAGATAGAGGAGGATGTTAGATTCAGTGTATTAGATAACAGCAATCCTTCAGAACCAGATTTCTTTTTTATGCCTCTTATATTTTTAGAGTCATTTAATTCTCCAGCAATTTTACTAAACATTGGAGGTTATGAAGTACAAATGCCTT